TGACCCGTTCAACAATTGGTCTAATGTGAATGACGAGTATACAGTCCCTCAAGATGGTTACTATGTTTTTAATTCTCAACTAACGTGGCAAACAGAAAGAATAGCTAACGAACCGTTTCCCGTCATTCCAGTTGCTCCTCTTAACAATATTTTTTGGGTTAGGGTAAGGTTCAAGAGATACCAAGCGGCAACGGGGCAAATATCAATGGTGTCAGATGTTCAGCATTGGATTCAAGGAGATGGAACTTATACTGTCGGCGCAACACACACCGAGACATTTGCTTACTTTCTTCCGTCCATCCGCTTAGACATAGGAGATAAGATATACATGGAGGTATATGCTTATTCCGTTAACCCGGTTCAATATCAAACGAATATAACGGGAGGATTTATTCAAGCTGCAACTGGTGCAGATGCTGGGCAGATTACTCAAGGTCAAACCATTCCAATGAACGCGCTAGTTCCAAGTATAGGAATGACTGATTTATTACTTTCTGTTATTAAGATGTTCAATCTGTATATCGAGGTAGACCCTGAAAATGAGAGAAATCTTCTTATTGAAACAAGAGACGACTTTTACGCGGCTGGAGGAACAAAGGATTGGACGTATAAATTAGCAAGGGACAAGGATATAATACTTGAACCAACGAGCGTACTTGTAGATAAGAGATATGTATATACTTATCAGTCAGATGACGATTACGATAACTCAAAATACGAAGGCAAATACGGAAGAGTTTACGGTGACGTAAGAGTTGATGTTGACAACGACTTTACACAATCGGATAAGGAACTGGAGATAGAGTTTAGTCCAACCGTATTGGTTAACGATAGAGATAGCAATCGGATTATTGGAAGGATTTATGCAGAGGATATTCAAGAGGGCATAGAACAAACTGAACACAATATCAGGGTTCTCTATTGGGGCGGCTTATTACCTAGTTCTCCGCAATGGGTTTTCAGGTATCAACAACAGCAAGGACAGAACCAACCATCAATAGCAATTGATACGCTTCAATCCTTTTATCCTTACGCTGGACATTGGGACAATCCATTAACACCGAGCCTTGATATAAACTTCGGAATAACTAGAGAACTTAGATATTCTGCTAATTCATATACTGGAGCGTTACAAGTAACCAATGCTAACCTATTTAACTTATATCACAGAAATTATTTTCTTGAAATAACCGATAAGGATAGCAAGGTTATGAAGGCACAGTTCTACCTTGAACCAACCGATATAAATAAGCTAGACTTCAGAGACCAAATAGTTATTGATAACGCTTACTGGAGGCTTAACAAAATAATGAACTACAACCCGTTTAACGAGAGTTTAACAAAGGTTGAATTGATTAAAATAAAAGAACCCGTAACTTTTAGCGAAACACATTTAGAACTTGGCAAAAATGGTGTTATTGAGGACGGTCTTAATAAGGTTAAATTACCCAATGTTAAACAGTTAAAACGCTCAAGTAATATTTTTCCCGATTTTGCTGGTTCTGTTCAAGGTCGTAACAATAGAGTAGGGGAAGGTTCTGTTAAGTTTATAATTCAGGGTGATAATAACGTAGTCGGAGGAGGCACTAAAAACGTAACCATCTTTGGAAATGACAACGAGGTCGATGCTGGGCTTCACAACGTCCAGTTAATAAATAGTAACGGGGTTCATATTCAAGAAAGCAATACCGTTTATGTAAATGGAAAACCTCAAGACAACTTAGATGTCTTAGATGGAGGAGAGGACACGGTGAGAGCGTTATATGGAGGCACAAACATCTTCACGGTTGACGGTGGAGAGGACATAGTTCAGACACAATTCAGCGATTCAGCTATTTACTTAATAGAAGGCGGAGAAAACTAATGGCAACACAAGACTCAAGAATAAAAATAAAACGGTCAACGGTAAATTCAACCGTTCCAACCGTACCAAGTTCTAACGACCATACGGACGGCACTTGGATAGCTACGGACATTTATAAGGGCGAACTCTTTTACAACCAAGCGGACGGGGTTTTGTGGACACGAGGCGACTCAGGAATTGAGTGCATTCAAGGTACTGCAAAACTAACCATTGCAACGGCTGACGTTCTAACCTTGAACACCACACCGATTGAGATAGTTGCTGCTCCGGGGGCTGGTTACGCTATTGAGGTTATAAGTGCCTCAATGAAGATGGTTTACAATTCGGCTACCTACGCCACAAATACCACTCTTGAATTGATAACTGCTGGAGCGACAGACTCACAAGCATCAACTGTTATTAAGAACTCAGCATCAACAATAAGACGGTTTGCGGATGCCACAACTTTAGGCTCTGCAACGGCAACTCAGTTAGTTGAAAATGCCGCGCTTAATGTAACCGTAGCAAGTGGCGACCCAGACTCAGGAGATAGCGACATGACCGTTTATGTTACTTACCGAATCATAAATCTGTAAGATGGCTACAAAGGTTGCGATAGAGGTAGACGTTAAAACTGGTGAAGCTAGTGACGACATAATAGCGTTAAGAGAAGAACTTGAGAAAGTAAAACAGACTCAGGAGAAACTCAGCAACGAAATGAAGACTGGCTTCGATGCGGCAGAGAAAGGAGCAAAGGGAGCAAGTAAAGGAATGAAAGGCTTTGGAACTTCAATAGGTGGAGTTCTCAAGTCTTTGGGTCTTATTGCTATTGCGGCAGAGGTCTTTATTTTCCTCAAGGAGTTGTTAATGCAGAATCAAGTTATTCTTGACGCTTTTAATGTTGCGACAACGGCTTTGCAGATTCTTTTTCAAAAACTATTTGAAAGGGTTACGGCATTAGCCGAACCGATGAAGGCGGCTTTCTCTGACCCTAAACAAGCGGTTCTTGACCTTTGGGAAGCGATAAAAGAAAACATTGCAAACAGAATAGAAGGACTTGCCAACCAGTTTACGGCACTTGGCGCAATTATTCAAGGCGTTTTCGATAGAGACTTAGACGCGATAAAAGAAGCCGGGAAAGACTTTGCAACGGCAACTATTCAGGTAGCTACTGGCTTAGATGAGGTTCAACAAGCGGCGGCAGTTGATGGCTTAAAAAACTTTGCGGTTGACGTAAAAGAAGCAACGGTAGCGGCAGTTAACCAAGCTGATGCACTTGTGAAACTTCGCAATGAGGTTAAGCTACTGGAAGCCGACCAACGGGCTTTGATTTTAGTACGACAAAAGGAAGCGGAAGACCAAAGGCAAATTCGGGACGATATATCTCAGACACTTGCTGACAGAATAGCGGCTAACGAGAAACTCGGAGAAATCCAAGCAAAGCAATTAGCCGAAGAAACTGCGATAGCAAACAAGAGAATTGAGTTAGCAGAAAAAGAACTCGCACTTGATAAAAACAACATCGACCTACAAGTTGCGCTAAAAGATGCAAAGACAGAACTCTTTGACATTGAGGAAAGAATCGGAGGGCAAAAGTCGGAACAACTAACAAACGAGAAGGCACTCGAAAAAGAACTATTCGACCTACAAACAGAACTCGCAAAGGTTGGGAAGGAAAACCGAGAACTTGAACTCCTTGAACTTGAACAATATTACGCGGCTCTTGAAGAACAAGCCCGACTGGCTGGAGACAACGCCACCGACATCGAAGGGGCAAAGCAAGATGCACTCGCAAAACTCCGTAAGAAGTTCCGAGACGAGGACGTTGCGGCAACTATAAAAGCGGAAAAAGATAAGTCAAAGGCAAGAGAGGCTGGTTTATCAGTTGCTGGTTCGGTATTAGATTCGCTGGGTCAATTAGTAGCATTAAGTGGAGACCAATCAAAAGAAGCGGTTGCAATTCAAAAAGCGTTTGCGGTTGCTCAAGTAGCGATTGATACTGCAAAGGCTATATCTGCCGCAATAGCTGGAGGTACTCAGGCTGGTGCTCAAACTGGAGTTGCCGCGCCAGTAACTACTCCGATATTTATTGCTTCAATGATTGCGACAGTATTAGGTTCGTTGGCTCAAGTCGGAACTATATTAGCAACCGTTCCCGGTGGGGGCAGTCCATCAATCCCAAGTTCTTCAAGCGTTCCTCAATCATCTGCACCAAGTATAGATTCTGTTTCAACAAACACAACAGAACTCGGAGGAGCAGACCAAGCACAACTCGCACCAATTCAGGCGTTTGTCGTGGAGACAGAAGTAACGGGAAATCAGAACAACGTAAACCAAATAGAATCACAAGCAAATTTCGGATAATGGAAAAACTACCAGTAATATATTTAACAATTGATGACGACCACGACACGGGTCTTGATGCAATCTCACTTGTTGACCGTCCAGCCATAGAGCGTAACTGGATGGCTTTTAATAAAAAACAAAAGTTCGCACTCAACGAAGAGAAGAAAATAGTAAGCGGAATTTGTATGACTGCCGATTACCCTATCTACCGAAAGGACGAGGACGAACGGGAGTACTATGTAGTCTTTGATGCTGACTCAATTCGGAAGATTGCCTACAAGTTTATGAAGGAAGGCAAGACAAACGCGACCAACTTAGACCACGAGACAGAAGTGGACGGGGTGTTTATGTTTGAGTCTTTTCTAATTGACGATACAAAGCCAACGCCTAAAGGTTTCGACAAAGCACCGAACGGCTCTTGGTTCGTTTCTTATAAGGTTGACAACGATGAAGTTTGGGCGCAAGTAAAGGACGGCACGTTTAACGGCTTCAGCGTTGAGGGCGTGTTTTCCGAGTCCCGACAAATGGACGTTGACAAAATGATTATAGAAGAAATCGAGAAGGCTCTAAAATAAAGGGTTGAGGTCTTTAATTTGTAGGTTATAACAGTCGGCTTTAAACACCCAACCGTTAACGTCTAGGTCTCCTTTGCTTACAAAGTCTGCAAGTTCGTAAAACTTGACCGGGTTAATATAGCCAAGCAACCAACCTTTAGATAAGTCTTTAAGTATTCGAGTGAACAGATAAAAGTTGCATTGTTGAGTAGTGTTAAAATTGGCTACCGTTGCTAAATAATGAGGTTGCGGCTTTACGTTGGTTTGTTTAGACTTCACATCTATTTTATGACCGTCAACAATTAGGTC